CCATGGAAATCATTGCACCCACCAAGGGTAGAGTCAAGGTAGTAATCAGCAGTCGTGACACTGATGGTTTGTTAGCACAGCCTGCCAGCTATAGTATTATTCGTGCTCAGGGCAACTATATAGAAGCAGCGTATGTAGACGACAACGCTGGTGCTAGAGGTGATCTAAACATCATGGACAGTGTGGCTCCCAAGCCCATTGCCAGTCAGCATCTCTCTGTACCAACAATTTATGGCCCGCCCGGCGATTCACAAGGACAGGCGCAGTACTACAGCAGTGAGGTTCTACAACCTAGTTTCAATACCACTTTTGAAATGCTGTTAGATGTGTACACAGGCACTATTAAGTTTCAGGGCAAACAGGATGACGAACTTGAGTGGGTAGATGCGAGTTATAGCTATGAATATGCAGCTGAATCAGGTTGGAAAGTGTACTCTGTGACCGGCTACTATGACAGGCTAAGAATTGCTTTTGACAATAGACTGGGTTACAGTGCCCAGGCCAGTGTTACCGCCACAGATGGTGTTATCACTAGCATAGACGTCACCTCCGCAGGCTACAGCTATTTGGCACCACCAAGAATTAGAATATTTGGCAACGGCTCAGGTGCTGTGGCCACAAGCACCGTTAATGACGCAGGTGGAGTACAAAGTATCACAGTGGTTGACGGCGGCGAAGGCTACACCCCATTAGCGATTGGTGGCACTGAATGTGGCACTGTGGTAATAGATGGTGGTGCTGTGTTGGACATTTTATACAGGTAACTACAGTGGCTACAACAATATTACTACAAAATCTTCAGAATGGCGTGCCTAACGGTAACTACGACGGATCAAGTCTTGCATTCTACACCGAGGCAGGCAAAGGCAATGGTTACTATCAAGGTTATGAAGCAGTGCAGACCATTGAAATGCGAGTGGAAAACTTTCAAGGCACTGTGTTTATTCAAGGAACTCTAGGCGCAATACCATTAGCATCCGCATGGGTTGATCTAGGATCTATTGATCTCAATGACAGCACACTAAACACCTTGACCACCAGCTTTCTAATATTTGGAGAATATACCTGGATTAGAGCTCATATGGTAGACTTTCAAGCTGGCAAGGTAGATTATCTCACTTCAACCTACGAAGTTCGTTTTGATTATTAATGAAGTTTGACAAAATTGTAGGATTTGGTGATTCATTCATGTGGGGAGACGAACTAGTTGACCCTATGCTCAAAGCAAAGCACACTTGTCCTGAACCTTACTGGCAAGAAAACATCAAATATAGAGAACAAAATTGTTTTCTAGGTCTTTTGGCACAACACTATCAAGTTCCTTGTGAAAACTTTGGATGGCCCGGCGGCAGCATGCAAAGCGCCAAATGGTGTTATCTATGGTGGAAACAACACGAAGTTTTGCCTTTGAATCGTTGTTTAGTATTAGTATGCCACACAGGGGCTAATCGCGAAAGTTACTACAATCGTCGTAGGCACATGTTTGCCAATGATCCACCTTGGCATAAATTCGTTCATAGTTCTTGGGTACACCATGCCAAGGCTGATGTTGAATCTGAATGGTCAAGTATGGTCAAGCAACACTTTACCTTGACCGATTGTCTTGAACTTAGAATTCTAAGATATCAAGAGTCTTTGATGTTTTGGCAAGGTGTACAAACATACCATGCCGCGGTTCTTCAATTTTGCAGTATTGATCCTCCAATACCAGACTGTGCTACTAACTCAGTATTAACCGACCGATCTCTCCAGAATTTGATTTGTCAAGATTCAAACTTGTCCTGTGAACATAGTCATCCCAACGAAAAAGGACACCAGGTCATCCGTGATCTGTTGATTACTGAGATAGATCGTGCTATAATAGCATTGTGATCGACGTAACCAATTATTTGCCAGCCAAGAGAAAAAGCACAAGCTCGGGCTGGATTTCATTCAACGCACCCTGTTGTGTACACAACGGGGAGACTGCCGATCGTCGGCAACGTGGCGGCATGAAAATTGCTGACCAAAGTTGGAGCTATCATTGTTTTAACTGCGGATACACAGCGAGTTTTGTGCCCGGACGTAATCTAAGCTTCAAGGCCAGAAAGCTGCTGACCTGGTTCAATGTACCACAGCAAGAAATTGAGCGTATAAATCTTGAGAGTCTCAAGTATCGCAGCATGCAAGGAATCATTGATGATCGCACACGCACAGCCAATGTGATTTCTGGCATACATTTCGAAGAAAAAGAACTGCCACCTGCTGCGGAGTTGGTTACACCTGAACATCAACTAGAATGGCAGTACTGTCGTGACCGTCATGTACCTTTGGATTTTCCTATAATGACAGTGAAAATCAATGACAGTGTGCATTGGACTAGACCACAGGTAATCGTGCCATTTACCTATGACAATATCATTGTTGGCTATACCTGTAGAATGTTGGACAAGCGTATTCCCAAATACATTCACGACATGCAGCATGGATATGTGTTTGGTGTGGACTTGCAACACACAAGCTGGCAGTATGTGATTGTGACCGAAGGTGTATTTGATGCACTGAGCATCGGTGGGGTAGCCGTGTTACATGCCGAAGTAAATGATGCGCAGGTCAAGATGATTCGCAATCTTAACAGACAGGTCATAGTGGTACCTGATCAAGACACAACAGGTATGAAATTGGTGGACAGAGCCATAGAACTGGGATGGAGCGTTAGCATGCCAGACTGGCCAGAAGATATCAAAGACGTGAATGATGCTGTGAGAACACAGGGACGCCTTGCAACACTGCTGCAAATCATGCAGAATTGCTTGAGTACCAAGCTCAAAATTGAACTGCGTAAAAGACAAATTGAAAAGAAACTGGCATAAACTTTGGGTATTCGGAGACAGTTACACCACTCCCTATGAGTGTGTGCATCCCAGCGAAAGCTTCTGGGGAGAATTTGCACATCGGGCACAGATACCCTTGGTCAATAATTGCTCACGTAGAAAAAACAGTTTTGACAGTGTGATGCAACTGGTGATTGGTTGTCACCAGCAATACGATTGGCAGCATGATGTGTTGTTAATAGGCATACCGCCCTTGGAACGTATCACAGTGTTTGACGATTTCAAAAACACTGCCTACACTGCTAGAAGGTTTTTCACAGACACGTGGATGGAAGAAGAGTTTGATGTGTTGTGCCACAGGAGCTTGATCAGTCTGCATGGTTACGAACAAGGTACCACTGTGGCATATCACATGCGTACATGGACTGAAGTGCAGGCCATGCGACAGGTATTCTTATTGACTCAATGGCTAGACAGTGTGCAAGCAGAGTATTTTATAATCAATCTTGAACAGCCTTGGGACAAAAACAATCATTGGCCTCCCAGTGAATTTTTGTTAGACTACTGTTTAAAACATCCTAGGTGTATTTTGTTTGATCACACCTATCGCGGAATCAACATTGATATAAATCCTCCCGCAGACTTTGAGCAACACGGTTGGGCCGGACATCATGGTGCTGCTGGTAATGAATATTTTTTAGAACAATCGCTTTGGCCTAGGTTTGTCAAGCTCAACACAGATTCTCAATAACTACTGCACGATGATTAAAGACTACAACATTGATGTACAGCGTTTGTTTCTAGAGATGATGCTAGAAGACGCACAGAGCTATGTGCGGGTACAAAATATCTTCAATCCAGAAAACTTTGATCGCAGTCTAAGATCCGCGGCCAAGTTTATCAAGGATCACTGTGATCAACACAAGACCATGCCTGACCGTGCGCAGATCTCTGCTGCCACAGGTGTCAAACTGTTGCCAGTGCCCGATCTCAATGAAGGTCACTTTGATTGGTTGTTGGAAGAGTTTGAAGGCTTTACACGTCGTCAAGAACTAGAACGTGCTATTCTCAAAGCAGCTGATCTTCTAGAGAAAGGCAACTTTGATCCTGTGGAAAAACTGATCAAGGATGCTGTGCAAATAAGTCTTACCAAGGACATGGGCACAGACTATTTTGCTGATCCTCGAGGTCGATTGATGGCACTGAAAAGCAACAATGGTCAGAACTCCACAGGTTGGCCTGCTCTGGACAAACTGTTGTATGGTGGTTTCAATCGTGGCGAACTGCAAATTTTTGCAGGAGGTTCTGGTTCAGGTAAAAGTCTGTTTATGCAAAATCTTGCTGTGAACTGGGTCACAGCTGGACTCAGCGGTGTGTATATCACACTGGAACTGGCAGAAGGTCTGTGCTCTTATCGCATTGATAGTATGTTAACCAACACAGCGGCCAAAGATATTTTCAAAGATCTTGACACAGTGGAAATGAAAGTCAAGATGGTGGCCAAGAAGTCGGGCAAACTACAGGTCAAATACATGCCTGCTCAAAGCACTGTGAATGACATACGTGCTTATCTCAAAGAACTACAAATACAAACAGGACTCAAGGCAGACTTTTTGTGCGTGGATTACTTGGATCTCTTGATGCCAGTGAGTGCCAAGGTTAGCCCCAATGATCTGTTTGTGAAAGACAAGTATGTGAGTGAGGAACTTCGAAATCTTGCTAGAGAACTCAACATATTGTTTGTCACAGCATCGCAATTGAATCGTTCAGCAGTTGAAGAAATTGAATTTGACCATAGTCATATCTCGGGTGGTATTTCAAAAATCAACACAGCAGATAATGTGTTTGGTATCTTTACTTCTCGAGCCATGCGCGAAAAAGGTCGCTATCAATTGCAGTTAATGAAAACACGTAGCAGTTCTGGTGTGGGGCAAAAAGTTGAACTAGAGTTTGACATTGAAAGTCTGCGCATACGCGATCTTGCAGAAGACTCAGATTATCAAGAATTCAAAAAACGTGCGCCCAGCATTTACGAAAGTCTCAAGGCTACCAGTAAACTGTCTGATGGTGAAGAAAACGCCACAGTGCCTGATGAACCGGGTAAGATCACAGCTGATGTACAAAGCGCCAAGCTCAAACAGCTCTTGGGTAAGATCAAACAGCAATGACCTGCGTTGATGCTTTCAAGAATGTCAGCATCAGTCGTGAAGGCGGTGAACTTCGCATAGCACCTTGTTGTATTGCTGAATCTCGCCCGGTGCAAAGCTTGGATTTTTACCACGATCCTTACTTGGTAAACATACGCAGTCAATGGCAATCTGGCACATGGCCCAGTGCTTGTATACGTTGCCAGCAGGCAGAATCATCTAATCAATCCAGTCGACGCATCAACAGCAATCAGTGGTACACAGATCATAACATTCACAATACAGATGTTGATCTATTGCGGTTGGATTATTGGACCGGTGATACCTGTAACTTGGCCTGTGTGATGTGTGGTCCTTGGGCCAGCAGTGCTTGGAAAAGCGAACTGCGTTTGCCCTTGATAGAACGACGTCATAACAGCAATGATTATTGGCAGCAGTTGCCCTTGGATGGTTTGAAGTATGTGCATTTTCACGGCGGCGAGCCTTTGTTGAACAAACAGCACAAGCAGTTTCTTGCTGCTATTCCCAACCCACATCAGGTACACATATACTACAACACCAATGCCACTGTGCGTGCGGAGAGTGATCTATTGGAGCTTTGGGCAGAGTTTGGTTTGGTACAGATTGATTTTAGTATTGATGACATCGGACCAAGATTCAACTACATCAGATATCCAGCACAATGGAATCAAGTGTGTGATAATCTTGAATGGTACAAACGCACTGTGTCTAATAACTGTATGTTTGCTGTGACCACTGTGGTTTCTGTGCTTAACCGCAGATATCAAGATGATCTAAAAAACTGGTTGGCCACAAACTTTACACAGTCTAGATTTCAAGATCCCGTGGAGCATAGATTACAAGACTGCGAGGGTGTATTAGATTATCGCAGTGTTACACCTGACACCGTGAAATATCTTGACAGTCTTGATCAACGTCGCGGAACAAATTGGCGAGAGCTGTTTCCGCTGGCACAACAAGACCTACTGTGCTAGGTATTGTGTGATTGGCAATGACTTGATGTTGCCTCGATTCACTTGAAAGAACTGACTGTTGTCGCGTCCTCGTATTTCACCTTGACCCACAATCACTGATTCATTGGTATAGCGTACCGGACGGTCTACAATTAGATCCACATACTCACCTTCACCCACACCCAGAGTAATAAAATGAATATATTGATTGCGATCGCGTTTGAACACACGGCTGTTGGCCACGATTCCAGCAAACTCAAAACGATCTAGATAGACATTGCGCACTCCCATGTTGGGCAGGAATCCGGGTGAGTTCCAGGCACCGTGCTCAACAAAGCTTTCCACCGGATCTTCTGTGATCCAATTGCCAAAGCCCAGTTCACGTAGGTCCCAACCAGCACGTTTGGCTTCGTTACGATACACCCAACGTGCATAGGAACCTTGGCAGTGCATGAGAGCTGCTCGCCAGAACTCGCGAGGATTGTGGGCTTTCTGATAAGCCAAGGCCCAGATCAGCCTGCCAAGATTCACTGCGTGCGCACGACATAGGCCAAAGCCCGAGAGACTCTGCATCTCCGCACGTATTTGTTCACGTTGGGGATGATCACCTAGTCGTGACATAAACTCCATGACCTTTTCTTCGTTGCGTTTGGCAAAAGCACGACGATACATGTCAGCTTCGTATGCGTTGACACCAATTAACTTCATGATCTTTTCTATAGCATCATCTTCGCACACTATGGCAGACTCCTGCACAGACTTCTTGGTCCAGTCATGAAAGAACGATGCCTTTTTGCGTCCCTCCACTGCCACAGGACGTACCAACGCTGTGGCAAACACACAGTCCTCTACTGATGTAGGACGTATGGCACGAAACAGTCTGCGCATGGCAGGTGATTCGCCTTGAGTAACACCCAGCACATCTCCACGCTGTAACAGGTCAGCTGTGAGTTCGTCGGTCTTGGGATACTCGTGTATCATTCTAGTGGGATCAATTTCCATGAGCTGACTTAGCCCACGATTGGCCAGGATATCTACCTTGAGATGCTCAAGATCTTCTACTTCGTTTTTGTCCAGCAAAATAAGATTGTCTTCACGGAACAGGCTCTGCGGTAGTTTACGATCAAAAACTATAACACCGCCGCAGTGTTTGCTCAAACAACGTTTCTTGCCCATGAGTTTTTTTTCTATGCGAGTGGCTTCTTCTACATCAATACCCAGTTTAGCATAGTCAATTTCCTTGGGTAGTCTACCACGGGCTCCCAGCCGTTTGGCTGCTTCTCTTCGTGCAGATTTTTCCTTGTACATCACGTAGTTGGATATTCTAGCGGTTTTACCCGGCCATGCATCAAATATGCGCTGCATGGCTAGTTCTTGACGATGATGTGGAACGTCAATGTCAACATCAGGTAGGTCATCACGGAAAGGATTTAAGAAACGTGCTAGGGGTATGCGCCACTCTATGGGATCAACATCGGTGATACCCATGAGATAACACACAAGACTAGATCCTGCTGAACCACGTGTCATGTGTGGTATGTCTTGATTGAGATCCAATACTCTGCGTATTTTTAAAAAATATTCAGTGAAACGTTGATTGATGATTATGCCAAATTCTTCAGCCAATCTCTCTTGATATTCTTCGTCTTCGGGGCAGGGTCTGCGAAATTCAGCCAGTAGTGCCTGTATTTGTTCTAGTTCGGTTGCCATGATATGCCTTTGTTTGCCTGTGCGATATTTAATTTGGTTGTGACTGAGGCCATTAAATATTGATAATATGAGTTTGCCAAAATATCTAGTGGCCTGCGGTGATAGTTTTTTATATGGTAGTGATTTATCTAGCACCGATCATACATGGCCTGCACTGTTAGCTCAAAATCTAGATCTTGAATATGTGTGTTTTGCACAGCCCGGGGTGGGAAATGCCCACATACTTCAACAGATAATTCAAGCACACAACCATTTCCAATCCACGGCTGTTTATATTATAAATTGGACCTGGATTGATCGTTTTGATTATGTAGACGTCAACGATGAACTCTGGCACACAGTACGGCCCGCATGTGATGACCCCACTAGAGACAGTTTTTATTATCGGTATTTTCACAGCGAACTAGCGGATAAATTCTATAATCTAGTGTATGTAAATTCAGCACAGGATATGCTGCAAGATCAAAAATATCTAATGACCTACATGGATTCACTGTTACTGGATCAAGAATATCATGCTCCAGATTATGTGCGTTTCCTACAAAATAAAGTCAAGGCGCAGCTAGGCAATTTCCAAGGGAAAAATTTTCTAGATTGGAGCAAACAAAATCAATACCCTGTGAGTGAGCGTTGGCATCCCTTGGAATCAGCGCATGCACACGCTGCACTGCTATGGCAACCACAGGTTGCTAGTTTAATTCAAACCCCAAATTCCAATAAATAAAGTATCAGGACGCAGATAATGCAAAAAAAGACACGTAGCATCCTTGAAGAACTAGAGGCCATGTATATTGAGCGCGACCAACGTCATGTTGTGGAAAGTCGCGCTAATAATATCATTGCATCAGCTATCAGACTCATGGAACAGATTGATGAAAGTTTTCCGGGCGAGCAAGCAGAAAACCTGCAGCGCAAGTTCTTGAACGCTATCAAATTCCGCGATCCCACAAAATTCACAAGAACAGTTAGGAAAACTGATGAAACTGGTTGAAATCACACTGCCCGTTAACGAAGTCAATCTTGGTGCTATACCCGGTGCCCTTGGCAGTTTGATTGGACAAGCTGTAACAGACAATACCCCCGGTGCCATGCCAGGGCAGGAGCGGCGTGCGGGCATGCAGCTTACGTCTAAACTAACTGATCAACAAGCACAAAGCATGAAAAAAACCTGGGCAGCGGCTGTACAGGCTGAAATGGCCGCACGTGGTATAAATGATATTCGCAGACTGCCAGCCAACAGATTACTTGACCTAATGAATTCATACATTGAAGACCGATTGTTTGCTGGTAGAATGAAAATCAATGATCTCAGTGCTCCATTGCCTAACATGATTAACCAGGCCGCACAGCGCATAGTAAACAACAGTGCAGATCTCAGTGATCCCACTCTAAACAAAAGCTTTGGTGATCTAGCCAAGTTAGTGCAAAATGCCATGGCCAGTGATGTGTTCACTCGTGGCAAACGAGGTGCACCTGGTGGTCCTGCACCTGGAGGCTCGGCTGGTGCCAGCGATCCAGAAATTCAACAGATACAGCAACAGTTTGCACGAGAAATACAAAACCTACAGGCCCTGGGACGCAAGTATAGTCAGTCTATAAGTCCTACACCAAACAAATTGATCAATGCCATTGCTGGCGGACTAGGACTACTGCCATGACATATCATGTGATCACAGAAGGCGGTAATGTATTCAAGGACGGAGATGGCAATCCTCTTACACAACGTATCAATCAGACTGATGTCAAAAGCACCATTGCCTGGCTTGAGCAACTGTTGCCCGGCCTGGATCTACAAAACAACACTCTAGGAACCACGGGACTCAAACCCACGTCAGGTGACCTAGACCTTGGAATTGACGCAGGTCAGTTTACCAAGGATCAATTGGTAGCAGCACTAACACGCTGGGTCACCAGCCACGGACAGGAACCCAAGGACTGGATCAAGAAGTCAGGTATCAGTGTGCATTTCAAAACTCCAATTAATGGTAGACCTTCACTGGGCTTTGTGCAAACTGATTTTATGTTTGTTAACAACCTAGATTGGGCTAGATTCATGCTGGCAGGCTCGCCGCCAGATAGCCAATACAAGGGCGCTGATCGCAACATCTTGATGAACAGCATTGCCAAGAGCATGGGCTACAAGGTCAACCAAAATGTGGGCATCGTGGATCGCGCTACCAATGAACTCATATCCAATGACCCAGATAAAATTGCCAAGTTGCTGTTGAATCCCAGAGCCACTCGTGACAATCTAGTGAGTGTGGAAAGCATGGTTGCGGCTCTGGAAAAAGATCCCAAACGCGATGCCAAATTAGCAGATGCACGTGAACACTTTGCTAGAGAAGGTGTGCCATTTTTTGAAGATCGTTCGGAGGAAACCGAAGTTTACTTTCTGGCTCGCCTAAGAGATCGTATTGTGAATCAAGGATATCAGCCCTTGATTGAACAACGTGTGCTCACAGAAGCCGAAGCACGCATACCACATCTTGAAGACCTGGTGTTTGATGCAGGAACCAAGGGCGCACAACAGGCTCTACAGATCATATTGGCCGGCGCACAAGACACTGCTGGAACCACCACTGTGAAGTGGGATGGTAAGCCTGCTATTATCTGGGGTCGCAAGCCCACAGGCGAGTTCGTGCTAACTGACAAATCAGGTTTTGGTGCCAAGGGCTATGATGGCAAGGCCACTAGTCCTAAAATGTTGGCCGACATCATGAGTCGCCGCAGTGGTGATCGCAGCGAACTCATTGCCATGTATCAACAGTTATGGCCTGCATTGGAACAGGCCACGCCGAGAAGTCTGCGTGGATATCTACAGGGTGATCTACTGTACACACAAACACCGCCTGAAGTGTCTGGTGCATATGAATTTCAGCCCAACACAGTGAAGTATCGCATACCAGTGAACAGTGCTCTAGGTCAAAACATTGCCAACAGCGACATAGGTATCGCTGTTCATACTCAATATGCAGACGCCGACAGTGCACCTGAGGCCATTAAAGATCTACCAGCACGAAATGTGCAGGGTCTGTTGTTGATACCACCCACTGTGAAAGACATCAAGAGTGTGCAGCCCAGCACCAAGTTGATCAAAGAAATCAAGAGCATACTTCGTGCGCATGGCAACAATATTAATCAATTGTTCCGTCCGGATCTACTGCGTGCTGCACGTATCACAGATTTACCCGAGCTGTGCAAACGCTATATCAACTCAAGAATTTTCACAGATTTTGACAATCTAGTGAGAGACTTTGGACCATGGCTGGAACAGAATGTAACTCCCAGCAAGTACAAGAATATCATAGAATATCTACAGAGTCCCAAGGACAATCTAGATGGTTTGAATTCTGCATTTGCTGTGTTTTTGTTGCTGCATCAACTCAAAATGGATGTACTGCAACAGCTGGATCGTCAACAGCCCGGACAAGAGGGCTGGGTCATGGCCACAGACGCAGGGCGTGCCAAGTTAGTAAATCGCTTTGCTTTTAGTGCTGCTAACAGACTAAAAAACAATCCAGAATTGGCCTAAGCAGCCCAAAATTTTCAATCCAGACTAAATAAAAGTAGGACCACTGAGTCCATATATTAAGGAGATTTAAAATGGCAATTCTATTCCGTCCAAATGGTGACGCACAATCGGTTTTTGCACTTGACGTAGCAAACGGCCACCCAACTGGCAACATCGGTAGCACCGACGCACTGGTGCAAATGCAAGGTCCCAAGCTGGACTTCTTTGCAGTGGTAGTTGAAAACGGTTCAAACCAAGCAATCGACCTACGCAACGAGTGCGGTAACGTAACTGATCCTGGTGTGGTTCAAACCATTAACCAGACAATCCAGGAAAAAGCAACCATCGCTATCTATCAAGTTGAAGGTGCTGCAACTGGTCAGATCAGCTATGCTCTGTACCCAACTGGTGCATGGACCACTGCAACTCTAGACAGTGCTATCACTGCTCTGGGCAACGTTCAGATCACCAACAGCAGCGGTCAGGTTCGTGGCGTCAACGTAAGTGGCTCACAGACAACCAACGTTGGTTTCAAACTAGCACTTTCGTAATCTAAAACATTACGGCAACAACCCGGCAAAAATTGCCGGGTTTTTTCTTGGCTGTAAATACTAGATGCAACCAATTCAAGCCTGGACTGTGCCAATGTTTTTGTTTTCCTGGGACAAACACAGTGAGTACCAGACCCAATTAATTCAAATTTGTCATAGACATCGTGATCAAGCACGCACCAGTGGTGTGGCCAGCAGTGTAAAATCTGGCTTGTATGAAAGCGATTTTGATTTTCTCAAGGATCCAGATCCTGCTGTGGCTGCACTCATGGAATGGGCTCGTACCTGTGTGTTCCAGGCTGCTAAAACTGCCAACCAAGATCGCTGGCCACCTGGTACTAGAGTGGGCATTGACATACATGAATCTTGGTGTCACATCACACAACAGGGCGGATACCATGACATGCATATTCATCCTAACAGTTCGTGGAGTGCTATCTATTATGTTAGCATTGGTGAAAGTGATGTGGCTTCGCGCAGCGGACTGAATAGATTTTATTCGCCTTGGAACGTGTCCTACACTGATATTGGACTGCGCTATGCATCCGAAACATCCAGTATAGATATCCCTCCTGTGGATGGCAGTATGATTGTTTTTCCCAGTTGGTTACCACACGCAGCGACCACATACTCTGGCACGCAGCCCAGAGTGATAGTAGCATTTAACTGTAAAATGATTG